TTTTCTAGCGAAATGGTATTTTTTAGGGTTTGCGAAAAGATTTGGTTTTCATCCTGTCACTACGCCCTTAACCGCTTTAACTCGCCGTAATATACTTCTTAATTATAAGAAGCTTATTTTTAAATAAAAATTTAGTTTAAAATTAGTAATTCATATGTAATGAAAGCAATTTTCTGATTAAAAAACTTACGAATTAAATATTCTTTTATTTTTAACCATAATCCGTCCAAGACGGACGAATGTCCGCCAAACTTTTCAAAAAACAACCTGTTCATACTCTAGCTCATTTTTTTGAAACTTTCTTTGGACGGATTATGATTAAGAAAGAATATTCTTACTAATTCATATTTTGATTGTACTGTATCATTTTTGTTTACCTTTGATAATCAATAGGTTTTCTTTAGCATCTCTATATTCTTTTTCACACTTTTCATCTGCACTTCTGTGTTCTGCCGTTATACTTTTATAATCTATACCTATAGCGGCCGGATTAAATTTTCTATTATGATTATATTTTTGTAATATTTCAAGATATTTCCATGTAACAGGTATTCCAACAGCTTTAGATATCGGATTTTCTGGATATTCTTGTTTATCTCCTTGATCCGTTCGTTTTACAGCATAACCAAAATCGATTATTACAACTTTTCCATCTTTCGTACACATAACATTATTCTTATGTATATCTACATGTAAATATCCAGCTTCTCGTATAATATCTAATTGTTTGCCTACTTGTTCCCACATAATACTATCATTATATTTACAACGATATAATTTTTCTATCACAAAATAACCAATGTTTTCACATGTCCAAGCAGCAAACACAATCGGAACAACTTTTGTATGCTGTAACGATAATAATGATTCTATCTCTGCATAATAATCATTAGTTTCTTTTTGTATTTTAATGACATATTCACAATCATCATTTTTACATGTTACATAAACCATTCCGAACTTTCCAGAACCTAACATTTTATCTTTTTTCCATTTCTTATTTTGGGTGCAATCTTCAACAATAGGTAGAAAGCTTGTAGGAATACCAACGCCAACTGGTTTTACAGTTATTTTTGTTGGTACAAAACTATCTACAATTGAATGCGGCCATTGAACATCTCCAGTTTTAATATTTTTATAATAAATATTATTACAATTAGAAGTTCTCATTTCCTCCCATCCCTCTGGTGCCTTGTTTTCATCTTCTTTAGCAGGCATTTTCCACTGACTAATATTTTTTTGCGAATTAGTGAAAAAATGTTTGCTTTGTGACTTACTCAAATGCATTTCCCAACCGGCTGGTAAAAGTTTGTTAACTGGAACACCCCATTGAGAAATACCAGACTCAAGATTTAGATAATAAGGTCGTTTGTATGTGCTAGATTTTTTTTCTTTCCAACATTTAAAACTCATTTATTATTATAAATTAATTAAATTGATTTGCAAAAACTTTTGGATGTAACACGTTTAAAACTTATATAATATTGTATTTGTAAAAATACAATATTCCATTTATTATTTTTGACGTAATAGATAGGACATAAACCCGGGGGCCTGAACAGGTACAGGGGCAGATATTTTCTCTATAGGAGGCCATGATTCAAAAAATGGTTGTGGTATGTTAGCCATATCTATACAATGTATATTTCCATGTTTCGGATCTCCAGTCGCAGCTATTTGTTTGAAACCAAGTTTATTCTTAAGAAATAGTCGATATCTATCTGCGTGTAAATCACCTGTATAAATGATAACATTTGTTGTTGTGGCAGGTTGGTCAGTTGCACCAGTATAAGCCTTTTCTTCCATTTTTGAGAGATCAAAATTTTTGAACAATCTGGATAAAAGATATACATCCGAAATAATAGCATTCACACCTGTTAAAGAATCATAAATATATGTAAAAGATTTTTCAAAATCTTCAATTGTTTGTGAATCTTTATCACTTGGTTTTATAAAGTTCAAAATAGCTTTGCTATGTGTTTTCCATAATAACTTATAAGTACTCATCAAAGTCTTATTTTCTTCTTCAATAAATTCATTTATTAGAAGTCTAATACTATTATCCTCTTTAAATCGTCCAAGTTCTTTATTAGAATATGCATTTTCCGTAGACTGGGATATTAAAAATTGTAAAACAATATTATCATCGGAATTACTAAGATATTCGAATATTGTTAGTAAACCTGGTTTATCTTTTAGAAGTTTTTTAACAGCGATCGCTTGTGCATCTTTTCCAACATATTTTCTAATATTCTGAATTTCAAGTTTGAAAGCACTTAAAATATTACTTCCTTGAGCTGCACTACCTTTATCATTATATCTAGCGTCAAAATAGTGAACTCTTGAAAGACGACACTCTTTTTCTGATCTTGTTGGATAATTAATACAACCTTTAAAATTGTCAAAAAGTTTAGACAAACGAAACTCTTTATACTCACCAGCATAAGGATCAAAGTCTTCATGGTACCCTTTCGACTTTATTTCAGTTGCAGGAATCTCAAATAAAAAGTCAATAAAAGAATCTGTTGTACGACTCAGCTCCTTAAAGAAGTATTCAATTGACATTATTTTAGCTCCGGGAACATCCAATTCCATCTTACGAGTGTGGTTTCCAAATCTGAAACAGTCTACGAGAGCGGAATGATGTTCACCAAAAATATATATTATCTTCTTGTGCGTTTCACTCCAATGAACAGTAAGATTCTTAGGACCTCCTATGTAAAGGGGTTGAGGCTTTTGTACATCTGGAGAAAAATGATTATATATAAGATTCATTAAAACACTTTTACCATCCCCGCTATCTCGAAATTCAGTAGATACTTTCATAAATGCATCTCTTATGTCTTTATCACTTTTATCAAGTACATTAGTATTATAAGTATCAATAAGTTCTTTACAAAGTATTTCCATTTTAATTATAATAGATAATTTAAAAATTTTATTAGGTAAAAATTAAACAAAGTTATTTTGAAATATTTTCAACTGTACAGTTTGAGATTATAGTTTTTACTTGTCTAATCATACCATAATTATGATGTTCTTTCAATATTTTTTTAGTATTTTTTTAGTATTCTACACTCTTATTTATTTTTTTCATCCATTTCAGTTATTAATCAGGTAAATATAATTTCTAAGAACAAAGTTACTCTATTCTTAATTTCTGATAAATATTTTTAAATCTATATATAAATGAGTTTGAAAGACTTTTTAAATAAAGAGTGTTGGGAAGAAAAATGGAGTGAAGATCATAAAATTTATTATGTAAATCTAGAAAAAGGTATATCTCAATGGGATATACCCGCAGAACTAGTTGATCTTTCGCCAAAATGGAATGCATACATGAGTATGCATATAAAACCTAATACAATTTACTATATACATAAGGATTCAGGGAAGGCGCAATGGGAAAAGCCTTTGTTTGATTCATCTGAAGAAACATTGCCTATAGGGTGGGAAAAAAAATCAAGTAGATTGTGTAAAAATAATTATTACGTAAATACTCAAACAAATAGATCTCACTGGTATTTACCAATTGTACCAAGAGGATTAGAATGGACAGGGCAAAGCTGTTATTTAGATAGTAGTTTATTTGCTTTATTTGCTGGAAACAGAGGCCCTAATGATTTTGTAACAAATATGTTAAATATGGATCTTGATAAAATTGATCCTACCCTTATGGAAATTAAATGTTCTAGTAATGCAGTTATGGATGTAGATAGAAGAAAATTGGTGCAAAAAGAATTAAAACTTATATCTGAAAGTATCAGGAGAGTAGAAGGAGCACCTATAGTTAAAAAATGCACTAAACTACGTGAAGCTCTTATAAAATGTAAAGGCAGTTCAAAATATAAGAAAGGTGAAACTGCTGACTCAGGAGAATTTATTACGTATTTGACAGCATTATTTCCAATATATCAAACTATAAAAACTGATACTATATACGGAACGTATAATACTGAAGATGACTTTGAAACATTAAAAGCCAATGGAGAACTAATTGAAAATGAAATTCGTCAAATTAACTCTTCCGTAATTTTTGATGTACAACACGATGTTTTTGAAAAAACAGAATCAATTCTTTTGTCAAGTTTGTTAACTGTACATGTTGATGTTGAAACAAGTAATAATATTTATCCACGAATAATATCTGTTAGAGAAATTTTGAAAGCACCTTTTTTAATATTCAATCTATTTAGATTTGCAAATGAACATTCAAAAGAAAACTATACAGGTATAGAATCTAAAATATGGCGTGAAAATGAGGTATTTTATGAAGAAAATATTTCTGTCGGTGATGACATTTTATCATGTTATGCTATTGTTATATACACCGGATCTTGTCATTATGTTGCTGTTGCAAAATATGAAGATTTTTGGTATTATTATGATGATTATATAAAAACTGTCAATTCTAAATATGCTATGATTCAATTTAATAGCATTGAAGAAATCGTCGAAGCATCTGAAAATTACGATGATATTCTTAATCCTCTAACCAATGGAACTCAATTTTATTACAAATGATGGAAAACATATTTTTGAAAACAACACCTTGTTGGTGTTGTTATTCTTTTAACTACATACTTTTACCACATGAATACGTTAGTGATATGATTGTCAAATGTTGTCTCTACCCATTCCCGGGTAGAGTCAGCCCTAGTCGGATGTTTATCTAGCTTTTCAGTGTACATCGAGTTAATCTGCATCTCGTGTAGAGTATATGCAACGTTTTTGTCATTTTCACACATATCCAAATGACTTGCAATTTCTTGCACCCGAAACTCGGTCTGTGGTTGAATCGAAATTTTTCGATTATCTAGATGTTCCATCAGGCCGTCGGTGCACTGGATCAAAACTTGTCCTGGTTTCCATTGACAAGTATAAATTCTAGGAACTGTATTGACAATACCTGGATAATAGTTGTTTAAATAGTCTCCGAAGCTTGAATGAGTCATACAATATGACTTTGTGTTTCGAAAAACACCAGTCCGTGTTCCGGCGACCTCAATCTCAAACACAACTGTCTCAGGTGTTGCACTATTGTCACCATTATCTTTATGTATCTGTACCATACGTAGTATTTCTTGCTTGTCCGCACAGTCTTGATCAACCGACTTAAACTTTAAGAAGTATTTACCATCTTTTTTTTCATATATGAGAGTTGGGCTATCACCTAGACTAGCAACTACTACTTGTTCGTTTTGTTGATCGATAACAGTAACGTTACACGTAGTTCCACTATTACCAAGTCTAAACTTGATCTTTAGTAGATCAGCTTCTATTTTTTTAAATAGTAGAAGAAGTGTTGCCTCCAGGTCACCACTCGCTTCTTCAAGCGAGGCTGAAAACAATTGTTTTATCATACTCATGACAGAGTATGCCGTCATATATCCTGAGTGACCATCGCACACCGATGATACAATGAGTGTTCTGTCATTGTACATTACTTCAAACTTTGTACCTATATCTTCATTGTAACAGAAACTAATTCCCTCGAACGTAAAGTCCGGTTTTGAGCTTGTATATCCTTGACGAGAATCAGAATGGATCTTCATAGAAAGAGATGTCTTGCCAGAAAATTAAGAGTGTTATCTTAAAAATTCAATTTTATATTTGTTATCCAGAAATAAATATAAAGAAACATTTTTTTTACGATAAATGGAATGTAAACACTGCAAAAAAATTCTGCAAACACCATCTGCATTAAAAAAGCATCAAAATACAGCAAAATATTGTCTGTCTAGACAAAACAAAGATATACCAGAAGACTACATATGTGGTTTTTGTTCAACAGGATTTACTGTAAAATCTAGTTTGCATAGTCATTTAAAAATTTGCAAAGTAAATACTCCTTTCATTCAAAATCAGCTTCATCTATTTGAACAAACTAAAAAAGAATTAGAAGCATCTCTTCTTCGCGAAAAAGAACTTATTGAGACATATGAAAACAAAATAAGAACAAATTTAATTAAACAAGAAAAAATTATAGAAGAGTTGAAAAAAGAAATACGAGTAGATAAAAGGACTGATAAAACATGTCAAATTATAGACTAAATAAAATTGAATTTTTAGTTAATTTTTTACAACTAAAATTAGAACTCATGAGTGCTCATTTTTTAGACGGAAATATGTTTATGACGCTACCTGATGGTAGTCTTGCTTACAATACTAAACAAAGGACGTGGCGAGAAGTGTTTATGCACAAATTGCCTGTCGACGACTGTCTTTATTATCAATCTCATAGACCGAATATTTCCTTCCATTTCAAGAATATTGCTTCACGTCCTATAAAAAAGAAGGAGGGTTTGAATGACGAAGATAGATGTGATTATTGCAAGGAGACTTTTGATTCAATAACTTTCCGGACTAAAAAAGACGGTAGTAAGTATGCTCTTTGTTCGGTGTGTGACAAAATGATTAATCGAATGCGTGATTCGTCATCTGAACTCAGAGTATGCTATGAACATTTGAGTAATGTTGATTCTTTGTTATATAGAACTTCTCTACAACCTGGTGTAGTATCTGTTTCATGGATATTTCCATATCTCAGTAATTTTATTGACCGTTGGAAACGTTCGAAGATCTCTATAGCTAACATAAGTACTGTTAAGTTACAATGGGTATTAGATAGTTGGTATGATGAATATGGATATGTAAATATATCATCCGGACTAATTAATGACTTACAAACCCTTCAAGGAATACTTAGCGACGAAGTAGATACACTTATCTGTCTGGAAAGAAAAAAAAATATATGGTGGTAAAGGTAAAATTAATATTTAGAATAAACCATACAAAAATGTATGGTTTCAGAAAATTATTTTTCATAGAAGATAACATGTTTCAAGTTATATATTATTCAGTAAACGGATAAGTGTCTATTTGTTTTGCACAATTTTTTCCTGTAAGTTGTGCTAATGTTCTATTGAACAAAAAAATCAAGTTTATTTTGGGCTAATCTCATTGGGTTGGTCTGTCTGTATAAGAAAACAACACCTTGTAGGTGTCGTTGTCGTTTGATTCTTCTTGTGTAGTCATCATCTGCACACCCATAAAGCGTAACATGTGCGTGTCACTTACTTCTTGGATGATGCCTTAGTCCTTTGTGTCATTACTCCGGCTGAATCAGCCCAATCTTCCCGCTCTTTCTTTGACAGCTCCATCCACATTCGGGTTAGCTTGCTGTCCAAGTCTGTCTTGCTCATGTTTGGGTCGGTCTTTGTAAGACTGTCTCTGTTACATCCACAAAAGTACGCATAGCCTGTCGTGTTGGCAACTTTGTCGTC